CATCGTCGACCCAGACAACGTCATTCAGCACGTGACCTGTAACAATCTAAGCGTCGGTCGTAGCCCAGAAGAAACTCTGCGTATTCTTGATGCGCTTCAGACTGGTGCACTGTGTCCTTGTAATCGTTCGGTTGGTGGCGCCACTCTGTGAAGCAACTAATCTTTGATATTGAAACACTTGGCAGTGATTCTAACTGCATTTGTTTATTGGCTTCGTTTCTAGTCTATGACTTGAAAGAGGATTCTCACACTCCATTGAATAGTTTAAGATATAGAGTGAAGACATTCAAACTAAGCATTGACGAACAATCCTCTGTATATCAAAGAACAAGCGACCCAGACACAGTTAAGTGGTGGAAAGAGCAACTTGCTTATGCGCCACAGCTGAAAACTATTCTATCTCCGACACCAGAAGATCTTACCGTCGAGCAGTTCTACGAACAGTTATCCGCTTGGCTAGTAAAGCAAGGTTACAATAAAGATACAGATTGGGCTTGGCAACGTGGAACTCTTGACATCATGGTTCTTGATTCTATGTTTAAGCAGACTGGTCTCGACCAAAAGCAATTTCCTATTCACTGGTGGAAGATCCGCGATCTGCGTACAGCAATCGATTTGACTGCATTCCCAGAAAAGCTGAATGGCTACACCAATGATGCTTTCGATAAAGCACCAAAGGTCATTGAAGGATTTGCTAAGCACGATCCAGTAAGCGATGTCTTGATGGAAGTTATGCAACTGCGCGACTGTGGTATATTTTATGAAGACGAAATCCCCTTTTGATATGGCAATCTACGAATATACATGCGAAGAACATGGTTTGTTTGAACGACTGGTTAAGATGTCTGACTCTGACCAGCTTCAGCAATGTCCAGTCTGCGGAAAAGAATATCCTAGAAACGAGATTATAAGTAGTAGTGGCTCCTTCCAGCTGAAGGGTGATTGGTTCAAAACAAAAGGAACATATTAAACATGTCAAGATTAGATGAATATATTAAACGCTACGAAGGATTGCATACTGGCAAGGATGATTTCCGTTCAGCATCAACAGGCAATCTCATTAAAGTCGGCGAAGCAAAAGAATTGTTTTCGGGAATTCAGTTTCTACGCAAATTTCCAAAACACGTAAAGCGCATCTCGGAAGAAAAAGGCAGAGCAGTCACTTTGCTTGATTATGGTTGCGGTAAGGGTAACATGCCATGGCGTCCGTTTGAATCATACACCAATGGTTTATGGGGTCATCTCCCTACTCAAATTCAAAGCATTTATCTCTACGATCCTTGCTGGCCACCGTTCGCTGCTAAACCACCACAAGGCTGGCAGTTTGACGTTGTAGGTTGCGCAGACGTCATGGAACATATTCCAGAAGAAGACGTCGATACCGTATTAGCTGATATTGCTTCCTTCTGTAAAGAAGATGGTGTAGTTATGTTAGCAATCTCTGGTAATCCAGCTGTAAAAGCATTTACAGATGGCGAGAATCTACACTGTACCATTCGTAGTATGGATTGGTGGAAAGAGAAGATTGAAGCAATATGCAAGCGTAATTATGTTCTAGTTCATACGGAAGACACTCGCGAACCTCGCGTTGATACCCTAATCGGTAAAAGAAAATGAAACAAGACTTTACAGTATTCATAGGCTATGATTCATCACAAGACGCAGCAGCACAAGCGTGTCGTAGATCTATCGTCGCACAAGATACTACTGTTCATGTAGAATATATTAAGCGTTCTGATTTATTAGAGAACGGATTATACTGGCGCAAAGACCACGAGTATGAATCAACCGAGTTCGCATTCACACGATTCCTTACACCATACCTAAAAGGGTATTATGGTTATGCATTATTTTGCGATTCAGATTTTATCTGGCGTTGCTCACCTCGGGAACTTCTACAAAGAGTTGATCCGCTCGACGCAGTCACGGTCGTCAAACACAACATCTCGCCCGAACAACTCAAAGACGAGAAGATGAATGGTAAGAAACAAGTATGGTATCCTAAGAAGAACTGGTCGTCTATGATGTTGTTTAATTGCGAACATCCTAAGACTCGCGCTCTTACTCCAGAAGTTGTTTCAGAAGCACCAGCTAGTTATCTACATGGCTTAGAATGGACTTGGGATGCATCGGTAGGTGAAGTTGATAAGACGTATAACTATTTGGTCGGATACTACAACGACAGAATCGATCCGAAAGTGTTACACTACACTGACGGAACTCCTCTACACGCTGGTTATGAAAACTGCGATTTCGCAGAAGAGTTTATGAAATATGTTCAACCAAGAACTGAATGACAGGTCTACTGCCAAACTAAGAGAATATTGTAAAGGGAAACGTGTATTGCTTGTTGGCAATGCAGCTTCCCTTTTCAATCATGAGTATAGTGACTTAATTGACAGCTATGATGTAGTTGTTAGATTTGGCAAGGGCATTCCGACTGATGAAACAAAGAAACATCTAGGAAGCAAAACTGATGTTTGGTTCTTCGGTAGCTTGCGCGCGAGTATGTTCCAATCATGGAAAGATGCTAGGTTCAAGATATTTAATTACACGCAGATAGGGTTGTATGATCCGAAAGCAACATCTCTGATGTTTCCATCTTGTATGGCTACTAATAGATTTCAAATCTATAAAGATTATTTTATTCTTGGTGATTCTGATCTCCACAAGAAATTGATCTCAGAGATTTATTCTCCACCAAAACCTACAGAGTGGAAGAAAGCGCCCAGAATATCTCAGGGTACAATGTGTTTTCTTTATTTCGATAAAATTATACAAACACAATCTCAATTAGATTTCGTTGGATTCGATTTCTTTGAGTCAATTTTGAAGTTCGAACTCGGCGGAAAACAAAAACAAATATACAGTTGGCACGTTCCTATTCCTATGGATAATCATGAACACAATCCACATGGAGCCGATAAAGAAAAGGACTACATATTAAAGAGGGTTAGTGAGTCAGAAAACAAAATGTTCATCCATCCGATGAATACTAATCTTCCCTCGGAAGTATCAACCAAACTGATTAACAAGTATAGACCAGGAGCCATACCAAAGTGAAGTACGAAATATGGACTATGGATTCTTGTCCTGCTTGTATTATCACTAAAGAAATATTCCAAAAGCATAACATAGAATTCACAGAAAAGAAAGTGTTCAAGGATTTTAGTATCCCAGAACTCGAACAAGCAACAGGAAAACGAGCATTACCTTCTATCTTCATTGATGGAGAATATGTTGGTAGCTCTGAATGGGTAAACGAAAACTTTAAGGATTAATTATGAGAAACATTATAATTTTTAGCAAAACAAACTGCCCATACTGCGTATCGGCAAAACAATTTCTTTCATCAAAGGGATATACTTTTGAAGAAAAGATGGTCGGTGTAAATGCCACGCGTGAAGAGTTGCTTGAAGCAGCACCAAATGCTCGCACCGTTCCGCAAATTATCATCGACGGTAATCTAATCGGCGGTTACGACGATCTAGTAAAGAACTGGAACACTATCAAAGAACAATATCTACCCGAACAAACTTTCTTGGCAGAATAATATGATTAAGAATAAAAAGATTTTGGTAACAGGCGGTCTAGGATTTGTCGGATCGCATTTGGTTGACAGTTTAGTTGAGCACAATGATGTTACCGTAGTAGATAATCTTTCAACTGGTGACTTGTTCAATATCAACAAACATGCTGTCACTTTGATTCAGGATGTAGAAACCTTTTTCAAAGCTGGTGACGAAGAATTTGATATTATCTTTCACTTCGCTAACTGCGCGCGAATCGCTCGCTCGTTCGAGCACTGCGAAGAAACTCTACTCAACAACTACAACACAACTGTTGCGGTCTGCGAGTATATCAAGAAGACCAATCCAAACACGAAGCTAATCTTTGCTTCTTCGTCAACCACAGAGTTCGCTGACAAGCTAAACAACCCATACACCTTCTCAAAGGTAGTCTGTGATGAGATGCTTCAGCTATACCGCCGACACTTCGGTCTAAACTTTGATGTAGTCAAGTTCTATAATGTATTTGGTTCTAAGCGCGAAAGTCTGCTCGGTGAATACACAACCATCATCCGTAAGTATATTGACCTGTACGAGAAGGATGAGATGCTTGTAGTGTACGGTACTGGCGCACAGGCTCGTGACTTTACTCACATCGATGATACTATTGATGCACTACAAATCGTAGGAAATCTACCGAGCGAGGGCAAGACCTATCATATCGGCACAGGAAAGGCGACGCAGATTCTAGAAGTCGCGAAAGCATTTAGACACAAATACCTTCATGCTAAACCGCGTGATTATGAAGTTGCGTTTGTAATGTGTAAAGAACCAAATGTTCCTGGTTGGTCAGCTAACCGAGAAGTGATTGAGTGGGTTACAGAATGGAGAGATAATTGTGGCATTCGCTAAGGATAAAATTGCACCCAACGCTATGGGTGGAACGGAACTGATGAAACACGCTCTGGCTTCAAGAATGCCAGAAGGGTTGCTTGACGATTTTCAAATCTTCATCTCGCGCGTGCACGAGGAACTAGATCCAAACAAAATTAAAATCTATTGGCATCAGGATCTACCTTGGGATCCTGCGGCGACTCACCTAAAAGAAACATGGCAACAGTTTGACCATATCGTGTATAATTCGAACTGGCAAGCTGATATGTTTAACAAGTATCTTGGTGTTCCTTATCATCGTTCTTCTGTTTTAGAGAACGCAATCGAACCAATTGAATATAAAGTCAAGCCTTCTAGAACTGATGGTATTATTCGTATCATCTATCACACCACACCGCATCGTGGTCTGGAACTTCTAGTTCCTGTTTTTGAAAAGTTATGCGAGAAGCACGACAACATTCAACTCGATGTTTATTCGTCATTCAAGATTTATGGTTGGGGCGAACGAGACGCACA